AGTTTTAATAGTAATATAATTATTGATATAAAAACAAATGTTAGCAATATCGAACTTGATTATAAATATTTGGATACTGTGAATGTCTATATTGAAAGTAATTGTGTTGAACTAATACCGACACTCAAAACATATAATCCTAATTTAAGTGCAAACATAACAACTTTCAATATTATCTCTGTTCCTTATACAATCGAAGATACAATACTTAATATTGATTATAAAATTCCATATACATATGATGAAGAACAAATATACATTGAAAGTTCGATTAATTCGTCGAATTTATATTCGAATATGGACAGCAATCTGTATTATAATCTTTCCTTAAATACATTTCTAAAAATAAAAGATAAACCGTTGATAGATTATAATATTAGAACAACTACAAATACATTTATAGTTAATAATAACAATTCGAATTATTATTACACAACAACGAATAATATTTATTATTATCCATTGCCAAATATAATTGTGAGAGATGTTGAATTAAATATTAAATATTTATATAATTATGAAAATTCACTTATTATACCTAAGAATTTCTATAATACATATGAAAATTCGATTGAAATCGTTAATGCGACTGAAAATTTAATAACACTCCATAATAGTAATATTTATTTAAATAATTACATCAGTGGGAATGATATATATAACCCGATTGATGCAAATAGTTTTAGAAAAGTAAAATTTCTTTCATCGAATATTATAAATAAGATATATCCAATTGAGATTAATAATGTAAATGTAATAGACGTTATATTATCAATAACAAAAAATAATTATTTCGAAGTGTATGATTTCGATACGAATAATCCGAATATCGACATTCCTATTACTATAAAGTCTTATCAACCCCATTTAATTTTAAAAAATTATAACAATTCAATTTATTCAACAGAACATAAAATGTATAGTTATAATAATAATTATGAAATTCATTTAGACAATAATAAACTTCTTTCACTCGACAGTAATGGCACTATTTCTAATAAAGGTTCATTATATACCAATGATTTGTATCTAGTTGGAGATATTTATAGTAAAGTGAATGATAATTATATTTCAATTACTAGCAATTTAACACATATGATAGGTAATGATTTTTATATTGAAAAAAATAATATTTCATTAAATAGCAGTAATATATATTTAAATCCATCTATTATTAATAATTGTGGTATTATTATAAATGGTAGCGATATTCATAATAAAAATAATCTATTTCAAATTAATAATTCGCTGAATGACGATAATTTTATAGTTCTTAAATCGGTTTCATCCTCAAGTTATATCAATTTTTTCAATATTGATAATGTTTATAAAATTGGTGTTAATAATGGTAATTTTGGTATTTGGCGTTCCATTGATAGTAATGTTTTAAACACTAATTATATAAATAATGATTTCAATAATTTCAATAATATTATTAATTTTAATTATGTAAATTCAAGCAATTTATTCGTAGATATTAATGGTCATATTAGAACAACCAGTAATTTTTCTATTAATGATATTACGACTTACATTGACAATAGTCTTAATTATAAACTGCGTGTTCGTGGAAATCTAAAAGTAGATGGTGTTGTTATGACGACATCCGATAGACGTCTTAAAAATAGTATTGAAAAGATTGATGGTGCATTAGAAAAAATAGAAAAATTAACAGGAGTTTCTTATTATTATAATAATAATGCTCATAGACACGTGGGTCTCATTGCACAAGATGTACAGGACATAATTCCAGAAGCGGTATATGAAGATGAAGCAGGATATTTAAATATCGCGTATGGTAATTTATTAGGTTTAATTGTGGAAGCTATTAAAGAATTGCGAATTGAAATTAAAAATAATAAATAAATAGAGTTATGAGTTTTCTTTTTATATTTTTGGGTATTTTAATATTAGGACTAGTTATTTATTATTTTAATCCAAGTGTTGATTGTTTTACAAACGATGTACATAGTTCAAGTATGAATGAAATAGATAATATTAGAAATAATTACAATGATATTAAGGCGCTATATGCAAATGGAACGCCAAATAATGATATTATTGCATTACAAAAAAAAGCGAATATTAAAAATGCTTTTGATAATATTGAAAATTCATTACTAGACGGTAATGATAAAAATTTATTAAACAATAATTATTATGATATCACGAAATATTTAGATAATACAGATGATATTGAATTTGATAAAATAATTGCGAATATAACTGAGATTGTTATGAAAGCAACCAATGAGAATTCATATAGATCAAATGTTATTATTGATAGAATTAATGAGGATTTCAGTCATCTAAATGATGTTTATCAATCTATTTACATTGATAAATTATATAATTATAATGACAAAAAAGAAGAAATTAATAATTTAAATAAAAAAATTGTTGATAATTTATTATTAATAATAGATTATACTGATATTTACAAATATGGTATTGATATTATTTTAAATATAAGTTTAAAGCAAGCATATGAAAATGATAATATGTTAGAAATTAATAATAATAAAAATAGTTTTAATGAAAAAATAAATCTATTGAAAACCCAACAGCATTATAATATACCACCAATGATTGAAACACATGAACCAATCAATCTATATCAACATAATTTAACGGTAGATATCGTCAGGAAAGATTTCAATGATATCGATAATTCTTTTCAAATGATAAATAATATTTATATAAATAAAAAATTCGATCTCGATGTATTTATAACAAGTCTTAATAATATTATTTATGGGAGTATAGATAATATTGCAAATTATTATCAATATAATAATGAATATAAAAATAAAATAATTGCAATTAAAAATACAATTATAAAACCAATTCTCGATACAGAACTTAAAAATAGTTATTTACAAAATGATGAAATTAAAATTAATAATTATAAAATAGATTTTAATAATAATATAAATGAAATTAAAAATACCATTATCGATATTATGAAAAATGATTTATGTCTTAATAATATTATAAATTACTTATTTACAAATCAACATCCTATTATTATCAACAAAATAGAATATTGTAATAAACTTTAAGTAGGAAAAACAATATCTCGTGTATTTACTCCCAATGATCTTACGATTTTACAATATAAATTTTTATTAAATGGACTTTTATTTGCTTCGATATTTGCAATTATCGATACATCCATATTTAAATTCTTTGCCAAATCTTTCTGCGATAAACCTTTTGCAATTCTCGCAGTTTGTAAAATAACAATCAATTCATGTGGTGCATAAATAATCTTTGGCATCATGCCAGTCTCTTCATCGATTTTTCGTATTTCTTTTGCTTTCGCAGTATTATTGGGATTAACTTCTTTCGTTTTTTGTTTATTTTTATTTCCATTACCGATTTTAACATCATCCCAGTCTTGGTAAATCGTCATTGTTATTTAATATATACAAATATTTTTATATATATTTTTACCAATTAAAATGATATAAGCATTTAATGCCAAGTAATAAATAAAAAAATGACAAGTAAAATGGAACAAGTGCTCGCTGATTTCAAGGATAGTATTGAAGATAAAGAATATACTTTCAAGGATTTATCGCGAATGCTAGAAGTTGCTTACAAAAAATCATTTAAAGGCAAAAAAACAAAATCAAGTGCTACTGATGTGAAAAAAGAGCCAAGTGTTTATAATAATTTCGTTAGAGAAGAAATTGCGAGAATTAAAGAACAAAAGCTCGAGGGTGTTAGTGCTGCAGATTACATGAAAATTGCAGCGGAAAGATGGCAAGCACATAAAAAAACTATTTAAATAATTTTTCTTTTTTATTGATAGGATTAATTTTTTCTTCTCAATAAATAATAATATACGAAAGTATAATAATCTTGGTTGGTAAAATTGAACATATTCTAGATGTTTTAATTATAAAAATAAATCATTTTTTTATTTATAAATATAAGTATAAATATTAAATGGTATTATTACATTTAAAAACAGATAATGTCGATAATATAGCATTGGCGAAATTCGATACAATCTATAATCAGGCATATATACAATTCTCTAATATCACAAATAATCAATCATTATATGCTGGATTATCTAACAATAATCTTAAAATTTATAATAATAATTTTATAGATGACGAAGGATTAATTTATAATAATAATCTACTAACCATTAATACCATCAATACTAAATTTATTAAAAATAATAATTTTACCAGTTTTCCCAATAATTATACTTCAATGGGTTCATATGATATTACGGGTCATGGTTTCTCTGCATTTCCAACTGAACCTTTTAAATGTTTCGATATGAATGATAATACATTCTGGCAATCTGTTTCTACTTATAAACCCGATGGTAGTGCTATAACAGAAAATAATAATTATAAATTCATTGATAGTTATGGTGATTGGATTAAAATTAAATTTCCATATGCGATAATTCCTATTGGATTTTCGATTAATAGTTCTGGAAATATTAAAGATCCGAATGGGTTCGATGTATATGCATCAGGTGATAATATTACTTGGACAAAACTTGCTGTTATTTCAAATGTAAATTATAATAATGTTTTTTATTTTAATGCAAACACTAATTTTTATTTATATGTAGCAATTGTTATAACTCGAATTGTTTCAGATCCAACTTTTAATTCCTATCAATATTTCGAACTTAAAACCTTGCAAATATTAACCCGACCAATCATTAATTTCGACACAAATATTAAAATTTCTAATAATAATATTTATAATGTCGAAACCATTAGTGCTAAAAAACTAATTTTAAATGATATGCCCATTAGTTCCGGCACTGATATAAATAATGCCCTCATTGCAGCTGCAATTGCCGCATTCCAAGAACAATATAGTATTTATTGGCAAAATAGCAATGGTACCGGCTATCCTGATATTAATCTCATCAATAAAATTGCGATTAATAAAACAACCGCAAATGCAACTTTAGATATCAATGGTAATATTACCTATAGTAATCGTATTGTAAATAAAAAACTTGAAATAACAACAATTAATCGAAGTTATGCATCATCATATATATTTATAGGTGATATTAGAATAAATGATACGAGTACAAAAAGTTATTTTAAAATCTCATTATATTCTTATGATACCACCAAATATTATTTTCAAACAATTAATATACATGGTTATACTTTTATAGAAGGTAGTACGGTTTTTAAAATATATTGGGATACTGTGTATGATACCACAAATGCCATTCAGAGGATTGTAGATGTCGTTTACATATTAGACTTTAGTTTATCTAAACCACTCATTAAATTATTTATTAAATTTAATGATTTACTTGACATTACTTATTCACAAGGTTTAAATCCTTTAAGAGATTTCTTTAATAATATTATTTATATCGATGAATTTCATACTACCGCTACGACAGATGTAGAATTCATACCTACCACAGTAATCGGAACTTTAAATCAACAGAATTTTTATGTTGCTAGTAATATTAATTCAACGCAACTCAATGGTAATATTAATTATTCTTTTTCGAATATTATTACGAATATTCAAACGAATCAATTAAAAATAAATAATTCTTCGATTAAAACTAGCAATCTTTTATTATTAGATAATAATAATAACATTGCAGACAGTGGCATTTCATCAAATATCATTCGTGGTTTAATGAATATTAATTTATCCAGTAATAAACTTGTTGCTACAAATAACATCGGTTCATTGGTTGCATTAGATGTTTCTAGTAATCTATTAATTAATATAAATGCAATCGCACAAACATCATCAAATATTCTAATTTCAAGCAATGGAATATTCGAACCGTTTTATATCAATAAAAATAATATAAATGATTTAAATACGATTAATACAATCCCTAATTCTATTTTAATTATTAATAGCAATAATCAAATTAAAACCACAACTACCGTTAATATTGCCAATATTAGTAATGTATTAAATCTTTTCAATTTCAATTTTACGAATAATTATGTTTTCGTGAATTCAAATATAAATATAAATACGATTAAAATAAATTCTAATTTTTATATTGGTGATATTATTGTTAATAGTAATATCAAATCCAATCGTCTTATTGTGAATAGTCGAGAAATAGGTGATGATATTTTTAAAATTATTATGAAATATCCACCTGATAATTTAACTCCATCTGTTGATATTTTAGTTGCTACCAATAATACAAGAGCATATAATATTACATTTAATAATAATTCTTTCTTCAATATTTCGATAACAGTAGATGATGATGATGATATCGAATCGGATATTTTTAAAAAACCTTATAATATTTTCTTTAAATATTCTAATAGATTTTGGCAAACACAAAATAATTTTAAGGATTATAGAAGTTCAACTAATAACATTGGTGTTTTTAGATATATCGAAGGCGACACTGATAATAGAACCAAATGTGGTGCATATATTACAATTGAATTAACTCAAAATTTTATTCTAACGTCTTATGTTTTATATGTTAATTATTCGAATATTATCAATACCATGCGCGATTTTAAACTATTTGGTTTTAATAAAACTACGAATATATGGACATTGATTGATTATAGAATAGGTATTGTTTTAAATAATAATCTTATTGCAAATGTTTTTACAATTAATAAAAATAATTATGAAATTTATAGTAAATATGCCATTTGTATTTTAAATACGCACAATGAAGATGGTGGAATACCTACGTTTTGTATGTTAAATTATATAGATTTATATGGTTATACCCCGCAAAACAATAATATTTATAATTTTACAAATTATTCTATTAATAGTGAAAATAATATTACGTTGCTTGGTTTTAATAATATTGGCATTAGTAATTTAAATCCTTATGCGCCTTTAAGTATCGGTAATGATTTCTTTAATAATTCAAGAGAAGCATTATTAAATTTAAATCATCCATCCTTAGTTTCCTCGAATAATCTCGAAAAACCAATTATTACTATTACGCGTCCATCCAATCGATTTTCAGGTATTAAAGCTATTCATTATTTAAATAGTTGGCAAGAAAGCAATGCCAATTATACCATTAAACTAACGCATAATAATAATTCCAATGAACGAGTTGTATTATCATTAAATAGTGATGGTAAAATTGGTATTGGCGATTATCCAAATAGTAATCATACAAATAATGGTCTAAGTATTTTTAACAATGGTTTAAGTTTATATAATAATTCTAATTATGTTAATTTTCAGGTAGGAAATATTAGCAATAGTTATAATATTAATTTTCCCACTGCAATTGGATCTAGCAATAATACTTTTTATGTCGAAGCAATAAATAATAATACTGCTTATTTAAAGTGGTATGATCCACTTGATCTTGTTATTAAACAGCCTTATATTAAATTAGGTGATCAGACAGTTCAGACAAGAAATGATAATGGGGTTGTATTACAAATTGCGGGTAATTGTTTCATTGGAAGTAATAATATAACGTCGAATGAAATTACGACTGATTTTATTAAAAATAATATTCTGGTTGTCGCGGGTAGTATTTATTCCACGACAGATATTACGACCGATTCGGATATTAGCTATAAATATAATATCGAATTAATTAAAGATCCTTTGCATATTATTAATAAAATCAATGGATATACGTTTAATCGGAATGATGTATGTGATTATAATAATCAACGCTATACTGGTCTCATTGCACAAGAAGTAATTAAAGTTATGCCAGAAGTTATAATTAAAAAACACGATGGTAAATTGCGTATATTATATGCAAATTTAGCGGGATTATTTATTGAAGCAATTAAAAAACTTGATAATAATTACAATTATCTAAATTGCAAAATTAATTTTTGTATTTTAACTTTTAGCATGTGGTTTTTATATTTCCTTAACTACAAAAACGCATAATATCTCTTTTATTACATTCATCTTCGATCTCTAATAATAGTAGTTGCAAATTTATGAAATCTTGTTTTTGTTTTCTTATTATATTTAATGCAATTATTAAACTTTTATAATATTCCTTTTTTATTTTTGTTATATCATCATTTATTATTGATGACGATAATAAATTACAACTAAGATTATTTGCTTTTTGTTCTAAATCTATTATTTCTTCTTCCATATATTTTTTATTATATTTTTAATTATTATAATGCTAATAGTATTTCTATTATTTTTATTTTCTTTATATACAAACGTAATATAAAATATAATAATTATTATATATAGATAGATAATGGATATTGCACGCAGTAAAATAATAACTGCACCTAATATTACCAAAACTTATAAATTTTCTGATTTTGATATATATGCATATGATCACAGAATATTGTTTAAAATAAATGATATTGATGCTATTCATCCGAAAGATTATTTTAAAGCAGAATTACATAATATAAATGAATTACCAGATAAACGTTTTAGTTATATTACTCCCGATAAAAAAATTTTAATTCTATTTGATTTTAATCCGTCGAGTTATCTAGTGCAATTTAAAAGATATATTAAATATAAATTAAAAGATACATTTAAATCATTAATTAATATATTTATAATTTTTTTAAAAGATACCGTAAGAAATAAACAATTAGACGTTAAACAAAATTTTTTAGATGAAGAAATTAACATTAAAGAGGAAACAAAAAATAAAATTAAAACATATCTTTTGAGGTATGTTAAAGAAAAAGATGAATTTAACAAGAGAAAAATGAAATTTGAGAAAAGAAAAATGGAATTTGAGAAAAGAAAAAGGGAATTTGAAGAAAGAAAAAATATTTTAAGCTATTCTTCCGGAAACTCTTCATCAGGATATCCTTATTCGGTAAATGTTTCAGATTTTGTTCCAGAAACATTTACAGAAACATTTACTGAAACATTTACTGAAACATTTACTGAAAAAGATAGAGATAAAAATGTGAAAAAAATATTTTTAAACCATTTATTTCGTAAACTAACAAATGAATTAATGGAAAAAATGATATCTATAAATAGTAGAAATACTACATATGATTCTAATATTATAGCACACGAAATGTATAATATTATAAAAAAAAATTTTAATAATGTTCTTGTGCCGCCGCATGCATCAAGAAGTATTGAAAATAAATTAAATATAGATATCAAAAAAGTACTAGCCGAAAATAAATTAAGTGATATTCAATTATATTACAAATTAAGTAAAATAGATATATATGAAAGATATTATGAAGAAATAAGTAGAGGAAATGGATGGGAACAATCTCAACAAGGTGGTAATAAAATGAAAATCAATAGAAAAATTAAAATTGATCAAGATAAAAATAAATATTTCAAATTTAATAATAATGTTTATTACGTAAAAGGTACTCCTAAATCTAAAAAAATAGGAAATACAATTATCAATCTTTCTTTATAATTAAAATCTTATTATATTTTTAATTATTATAATGATAATAATTATAATATTCTTTATATTATTTTATTTTCTTTATATATATAAATTCATACGAAAATATAAATATAAAATAAATTGCAAAACACTTAATATAATTACAAATTTTTTCAATTATAGAACGCGTAAGCTTATCAATATAATTACTTTATTTGGCAATAATATTAAAAGTAAATATAAATATATTAAGTATATTGCAAGACTTTATAATAAAAAAATAATCAATTGTAATTTGCATAAATTACATAATACAAATGATATAAAAGAGTTATTATTTCATAAACAAAAATTTGTAATCAATAATAAAAAATTTAATGTGCCCATAAATAAACGATTGTATGTTTTCTCAAATCTTAATTATTTCGAATACAATGAATATGTGAAAGAAATAGAAAATATTATTATTT